GGACCGTACAGCCGGCACAGTGCATCATCCGGCATGTCGCTAGCCTCTATGGCGTCTCCTATGGCGACATTATCGGGCCACGCCGGGGCAGGGAGATTGTTGCGGCTCGCCATGCGGCGGTCAGAGCTGTGGCTGATGCGCGGCCGGATATGTCGCTGCCGATGATGGGCAGGGTGTTCAAGAGAGATCACACCACCCTTTTATCGGCCCTTCGAAAGACCAAGCAAGAGGGTCAGCCCCGATGACCGACATTCCAGAGGACATCGAGACGAAGGCAGGGAGACTGGTCGATGAATGGTCGAATGGCCAGTCTGGCTTTTCGGATCTTCAAGAAGCCATCGCCCGCGCAATCCTGGCTGAACGCGAGCGGTGCGCGAAGATAGCGCGGGAATTACTGGTCTTCGCCGACACAACCAGCGAAGCAGACAGGGTCATACCGGCTGCGATCCTGTCGCCGCTCGGGGCCGCATATGCGCGCCAATCAGCCGCCGCCATCCGTTCTCCAGAAAGGGCAGGGGAATGACCAAGGCACGGAAGCCGAAGAAGCCAAAGGATCACGACATGGCTTTCGCAACAGTCGAGAATCCAAACTGGTCACGCGCCCATGATGGGGAAAAGACCAACCCCAGGTTCATCACTGTGCCTTTCAACCATAAGGAAAGCGCCGTCTCTACCCTCGCAGCAAAGGGCGCGATCGATCCTGCACAACTCGCGGCGGCGGTTCGCTTTCGCAGCCTGTGGGAAGCGGTGGGCGGTGCTGGAGCCAAGGCCATGGATTACACCAGAGAGCCGGTAGACGGCGGTGGTGCCGTCGATCCGATCAGCATGAAGCAGTTGACGGCTGGTTCCGAGTTGAAGCGCGCTAGTGACGCGCTGCTGAAGGCTCACGGCCTCTATGCCTATCGCCTCGTGTCGTACATCGCAGGGGAGGGGCGCTCCATTCATGAGATGACCGAGACGCGGCGCCAGCGGGATACGATGACCGACAATCTGCGCTCCTACCTCGATGTTCTGGCAGAACTCTGGGGATATGGCAGCTCGCAATCATTCCGGCCCCGAAACGACTTGACACGTGCGCGCGCTTAGGCAACATGAGTGTAACAGGGCGCAATGCGCCGCAATCCAGTGAAGGCCCGCCCTAACCCGGTGGGCCTTTCGCGTTTCAGGCGAATGGATCGTAGGCTTTCAGATAGCCGAGGTAACTATGACCGACATAGGACGGCCAACCGCATTCACGGCGGACATTGCCGCGCGCATTTGCGAAAGGCTGGCCGAAGGTCGTTCGCTTCGCGATGTTTGCAGCGACGATGACATGCCGGCTGAAAGCACCGTACGCGCATGGGCCTTGGACAACCGAGAGGGCTTTTCTGCGCAATACGCGAGGGCTCGTGAAATCGGCTATCACTCCATGGCCGACGAACTCATGGACATCTCGGACGATGGCCGCAACGACTGGATGGAGCGGCGCGGCGAGGAAGATGCCGGATGGGTCGCCAATGGAGAGCATATCCAACGCTCTCGCCTTCGCGTCGACACGCGCAAATGGATGCTCTCCAAGGCGTTGCCCAAGCTCTACGGCGACAAGATCGACCACACGCTTTCCAACCCAGACGGCTCGCCAGTGGTGTTCCAAACCATATTTGAGCCCAAGCCAACGAAATGACCATCCATCAACGCCGGGTGCGTTGGTATCAATCCGACCTCTACCGGCACATCGTTGGAACTGAGGATTGCCGGGCAATTGAGATAGCCCACCGCCGTTGGGGCAAGGATGAGACGGTCCTTGGCGCCACCAATGAGCGGATGCACAACCGCATTGGCACATACTGGCATTGCCTCCCCGAATATGCCCAGGCTCGCAAGGCCATATGGACTGCTGTCAACGCCAACACTGGCAAGAAGCGCATTGATGAGGCTTTCCCGCCAGAGACGCGGGTAAAGACGCTCAACGATGAAATGTTCATCGAACTGAAGAACGGATCGACGTGGCAGTGCATCGGTTCTGATCGATACAACGCCACTGTTGGCGCCGGCCCGGTGTTCATCGCCTACTCTGAATGGGCGCTCGCTAACCCGGCTGCGTGGGCATACCACCGGCCAATGCTTGAGGAGAACGGTGGAGGCGCTGCCTTCATCACTACGCCGCGCGGCAAAAACCACGCCCACGCGATGTATCTTCGCTACAAAAAGATGATGGCTGAAAACCCGCGCTATTTCGCGGAAATCAGCACTATTCACGACACAGGCGCTCTATCACCTGCACAACTCGAAGAGAGCCTGGCCGAGTACATCGACCTATTCGGCGAGGACTTGGGGCAAGCGCAGTTTGATCAGGAATATGATTGCAGCTTCAATGCCGCGATCCTGGGCGCCTTCTATGCACGTGAAATGGTCAAGGTGCGCAAAGAAGGGCGCATCTGCGAGATCGAGCACGACCCGACCCGACCGGTTCATCGGGCTTGGGATATTGGTGTCAAAGACGACACGTCGATCTGGTGGTTTCAGGTGGTGGGCACTCAGGTGTTCATCCTCGATTGCTACAGCCAATCTGGCGTCGGCGTCGACCATTTCGCCGAGATCATCGAACAGCGGCGAAAGCTGCACGCCTGGACAGACGGGGTTGATTTTGTCCCCCACGACGCCCGCGTCAAGGAATGGGGAACAGGCCGAACCCGCGTTGAAACCATGCAGAGCTTTGGGCTTCACCCACAGGTCGTTCCGCTCGCCGGTAAGCTGGACGGCATCAATGCGGCTCGCCACACGCTAGCGCGCTCAGTCTTCCATCCTCGCACCGAAGAGCAGGGAATTTCTGCGCTAGAGCAGTATCGGCGCGAATGGGACGACGACAAGAAGGCTTTCAAGGCCAACGAAGTCCACGACTGGTCATCGCACCTGGCAGATGCTTTTCGATACCTGTCGATGGCTTGGCGGAACATTCCAGAGCCAAAGCCCGAGCCTGCCAAGCCCGAATACGCGCACGAAGACGGATATGTCCGTGCCCCGCCGCTTCCGAGCGTGCGCAGGAGATAGCCATTGGCTGATGCAATCGAAACAGAGGTCAGCGATACGCTGGTTGACGAGGGCGGCGAGCCCAAGTCCTCGTCGCGCGTCCTGTCGGCCATCAAGCAGGCTACCGACACGTTCCGGGACTATCAGGACACATGCCGGCGCATTGACGAGGTGTACAGCCGGGAAAACAACTACGACAGCGATTGGCTTGACCCTGAATACGACCTGTTCTGGGCCTCAATGGAGATCCTCAAGCCCGCGATCTATGCACATGCCCCAGTGCCGGCCGTTGCGCCAATGTTCAGCGATCGGCGCCCGCTCTACAACACCACTGCGGAACTGCTCGAGCGCACCACGACCTCAGTATTCGACCGGGCCAATCTTGATCAAGCCATGCTGTCGTTGCGCGATGACCTGGCTTTCACCAATCGCGGCCTGCTGTGGCCGGTCTATGAGTCCGACAGCGACGGCCAGCGCATTTGCATCGACCATGTCGACCGCACGGATTTCCTGCATGAGCCGGCGCGCTCTTGGGCTGAAGTTGGATGGGTTGCCCGCCGTTCATGGATGACCAAGGTCGAGATGCGCAAGCGCTTCTCGAAGACCAGCGGCAAGGCATATCAGCAGGCCAAAACCGAGATCCGCCGCGACGACAAGGACAATGGCGGTGCTGACGACAGCAAGAAGGCCGGCGTATGGGAAGTCTGGCATAAGGCCGACAACAAGGTCTATTGGGTCGCCCCTGACTGTCCGGTGATGCTCGACGAGGGCAAACCTCACCTGACGCTCAAGGACTTCTTCCCGTGCCCGCGCCCGGCCTATGGCACGCTTCGCCGTCGCTCGCTGGTGCCAGTGCCAGACTATGTTCGATATGCCGCTCACCTCTCGAAAATCAGCACGCTGACAGCGCGTATTTACCTTCTGCTCGACAAGATCAAGCTCAAGGGGCTGGTGCCGGCAGGCGGTGACATCGGAGACGCCATTCAGGCGGCCCTGCGCTCGGACGATGACGAGATTATTATTCCGGTGCCAGGCGCGTCTCTTATGCAGGGCGCGGCAAACGGCTTTGTGACGTGGATGCCGCTGGCGGAGATCGCCACGGCCATTCAGGGTCTGATCGAAGCCAGAGGCCAGCTTATCGAGGATTTCTACCAGCTTTCCGGCATCAGCGACATCATGCGTGGCGCGACCGAGGCTGAAGAGACGCTAGGCGCTCAGCAACTCAAGAGCCAATACGGATCGGTTCGGGTTCGCGACAAGATCGACGAGCTGCAGCGCGTGGCCAAGGACTTGGCCCGTATCATTGCCGAGATCGCATCTGACAAGTTCAGCAAGGAAACTTTGCTCGACATGTCGCAGATGGAGATCCCGACGAAAGCCGAGATATCTAAGATCGTCAAAGAGATCGAGGACGCGGCCAAGGAGGAACTGAAGGCGCTTGGCGAAAAGGCCAAGAAGATGGCCGAGCAAGCCCAGCAGCAGCAACCAGATCAGGGCAATGGCGGCCCTGCCTTCGATCCGAAACAGGCTGAGCAGCAATTCCAGCAAGCACAGCAGCAGATCATCCAGAAGTACGCCGGTCCGCTCAAGCAGGCTGAGGAAGCCGTGCCGATCGAGGACGTGATTGAACTGCTGCGGGATGATCGCGCCCGCGGCTTTGCATTCGAGATTGCGACCGATTCCACGATCATGACCGATGAGATGCAGGAGAAGGCATCTCGGAACGAATTCCTTGGCGTCGTGGCTCAGTCGACCCAGGCGCTCACCGGTTTGGCTCAAATGGGCGAGGCCGGGGCGGCCTTGGCTGGCGGTTTCCTCAAGTTCGTCACGGCTCCATATCGAGTAGGCCGCGAGTTGAACGGCCTTATCGACGACTTCGTAGATGCAGCCCCGCAGATGGCTCAGGCCATGCAGGGGCAGGGTGCG